CATCGAGGCTCGGATCAATCAAGCAAGGAAACTATGACGATCGAAACCGAAACCAATGTCGAGCCCAGCTCTGGCCTACTTGACAGCGTACAGGTGGCAGAAGAAGGCAAGACAGATAACCTGCAAGCTGTTGAGATTAACCACAAAGCAACGACAGCAACAGAGTTGGCACCAGGTATTCCTGGCACACCCCAAGAGCGCCCGGAGTGGCTGCCAGAAAACTTCTGGAACCAAGACAAGGGCGAAGCCAACATGGAGGCCATGGCCAAGTCTTATACCGACTTGCGCAAAGTGGTTAGCCAAGGAAAGCACAAACCCCCAGAGGGCGGCAAGTACGACACCAGCGTGTTTAAAACCCAAGACGTTGACAATGACTCGCTCGCTCAAGCATATGTAGGCTGGGCTCAGAAGTACGGTATCAGCCAGGTGGCCTTTGATGAGCTGGCACAAAACGTCAATCAAATGGCTGATGTAATGGCAGGCCCAGCTATCGATATGCAAGCAGAGATGAAGTCTCTTGGCCCTAATGCCAATGCCGTAGTCAACGGTATGGTGGACTGGGCAAGAGGTCTGGTTAACAAGGGCGTTTGGAGTAAAGACGACTTTGAAGAGTTCAAGATTATGGGCGGCACAGCCCGTGGACTAGGCGCTTTAATGAAAGTGCGCTCTGCCTATGAAGGCCGGGTGCCAATTGAAGTTTCACCGATGGAAGGCGCTCCCAGCAAGGAAGAGCTGTACCAAATGGTCAATGACCCCAAGTACAAAACCGATGTGGCTTACCGCCAAAAGGTGGAGCGTATGTTTCAACAACACATTGCCTAGTTGTTTTCTAGCGGTTGATTTTTGTTGCCATTTGACCCAGCTTCGGCTGGGTCTTTTTTATTTAAACGCCCCATTTGCATTTTGTATAAAAACCAATACAATCGCGCTCAAGGCATACCAGGCAACTGGCCCTTACCGCAGCGGATGCTGACGATTGGCTAGCGATACTAGCAAGCATTCGGCCCTGATTCTCAGGCTTACCGGCGCGAGAACCCTGTTTTTTCAACAACCGAATGAGGTATCAAAATGAGCATTTCTTTAAGCAATGCCTTCGTTACTCTCTTCGACGCGGAAGTCAAACAAGCCTACCAAGGTATGGCAAAGTTGGTTCCGGCGGTTCGCCAGCGTCGTGGAGTCGAAGGTTCAACTGTTAAGTTTCCCAAAGTAGGCAAGGGTGTCGCAACTATTCGCGTCCCCCAAACCGATGTCACACCTCTGAATGTTGCATTTAGCTCAGTCACTTTGACTTTGTCTGATTACAACGCAGCAGAGTACTCTGACATTTTTAGCCAAGCCAAGGTCAACTTCGATGAGCGCCAAGAATTGGTGCAAGTTGTTGCTGGCGCTATGGGTCGTCGTCAAGACCAGATGATTCTGGATGCACTTACCGCATCTAGCACCAGCTTGACAGTGGCTAATAGCATTGGCGGATCAAATACCAACATGAACATTACCAAGCTGCGCGAAGCTAAGCGCTTAATGGACAAGAACAATGTTCCACCTGATGGCCGCAACATCATCATTCACGCAAATGGCCTGGCCAACTTGCTGTCTGAGACTAGCGTGACCAGCTCCGACTTCAACAGCGTTAAAGCGCTGGTGCAGGGCGAGCTCAACACCTACTTGGGATTCACGTTCCATGTCTTGGGTGACCGCTCTGAAGGCGGCTTGGCTATCGACGGCTCACTTGACCGCAGCTGCTTTGCATTCCACAAGGATGCAGTTGGCTACGGTGAAGGTATCGCCATGCGTACCGAGATCAACTACATCGCCGAGAAGACTTCTTGGTTGGTGAACGAAGTCTTCAGTGCTGGCGCTGTTGCCATTGACGATGAAGGTATCGTCAAGATCACCTGCCGTGAAACTTAATCTAGGAGACTGACATGGCATTTTCAAGCACTGGTTTTGTAACCGTATGCGCTGCCAAATCTGGCAATGCACCATCAATGTATCTGTACAAAACAACAGATACTCAAGCCACGGTTAACACTGTGAGCTACTTTGACAGCATCGCATCGCTGTTGAAAGTCGGAGACATTCTTTTTGTCTATGACGCTACTACCCCAAGCCTAGTGTTGACTTACGTCAACGCTGTGTCTTCAGCTGGAGTGGTTGACATTGCTGACGGTACAACCGTAAGCGCAACAGATACCGACTAAGTCGGGTCTGCTGTAAAGAGGCCAACTTCTGCCAAAGCGGAGGTTGGCCTTTCTCACATTGAGAGGTTTACATGGCTGCTGGTGATACTGGAGTTTCAATCTGCTCTGATGCCCTGCTAATGCTGGGTGCCAAAGCCATCACATCTTTTAATGATGGAACTGATGCGGCCAGCGTATGCGACCGCCTGTACCCCGACATTCGCGATTCGGTATTGACTACCTACCCGTGGACATTTAATACAAAGAAGGTGCAGTTGGCTAAGCTGATCACCACCCCAAATTCTGTCTGGCGCTATGAGTATCAGCTGCCAGGCGACCGGCTTGGCACCGTAAGAGCTGCCTATGCAACCGCAGCGCAAAACTCCTATCCAAACAAAGACTGGGAAATACAGGGCGACAAGCTACTGACAAACCTGCCGGCTGTTTACTTGGACTACCAATACAGCTTGGGCGAGTTTGCAATGCCGCAATACTTTGTGCAGCTCCTTAAATACATGATGTCTTGGCACTTGGCCATGCCAATCACAGAACAAAGCGACCGCGCCCAATACTGGCAAGGTGTCGCTGTGGGTGGGCCTGCCGAAAATGGCCGTGGTGGTTTTATGCGCACAGCAATGAATATAGATGGCCAAGGCACACCAACCAGAGTAATTGAAGACTTTAGCTTAATTGCAGTGAGGGGCTGATGCCACGCTTTGTTGACATTCAAACGAACTTCAGCACCGGCGAACTTGACCCCTTGTTGAGGTCTCGCATTGACTTGGCTCAATACAACAACGCACTAGCCAAGGCTACCAATGTCGTAGTGCAGCCCCAAGGTGGCATACGCAGACGGCCTGGCCTCAAGCACATTATTGAGCTGCCAAACACCAGTACCGAGAGTGCTGGCAATGGTGTGCGTTTGGTGCCATTTGAGTTCTCTGTTGATGACTCCTACATGCTGTGCTTCACGCATAACCGGATGCATGTGATCAAAGACGGTGTTCAGATCACCAACATTAACGGCGGTGGAAATAACTTTCTCACCACTACCGTTACGAGCGCAATGCTTGGCCAGCTGCAGTGGACACAGTCTGCAGACACCATGTTTATCGTCCACCCTGATTTAGCCCCTGTCAAGCTTGTGCGGGGCGGCACAGATTCAACTTGGACCATCAGCACCGTCACTTTTTCTAACATCCCTAAGTATGCGTTTACGCTGACAACAACAACCCCAACGGCTGGCACCTTAACGCCAAGTGCTGTTGCTGGAAATATCACGCTGACATCTGCAAGCGCTGCGTTCAGCGCAGGCAGTGTGGGCCAGTACGTCAATGCAAGTCCACAGGGCCGCGCAAGAGTCATTCAATATATCTCGACCACTGTCGTAAAGGTAGTGACCGAATACCCGTTCTTTGACACTAGTGCCATTGCCCAGGGCAGCTGGGAGATTGAGTCTGGCTACGAAGATGTGTGGAGTGCCGGCAAAGGCTACCCACGCACAGTGACTTTCCATGAGGGCCGTCTGTACTTTGGTGGCTCCAAGTCTCGCCCGTCCACCATCTGGGGCAGCAAGATCGGCATCTTTGATGAGTTCATGCCAACCGAGGCATTTGATGATGACGCTGTAGAGGCAACGCTAGACACCAGCTCACTTAATGTGATCGTAGACATGATCTCTGGGCGTGACTTGCAAGTGTTTACAACGGGCGCTGAGTTCTATGTGCCTCAGTCAGGCACTGATCCAATCACGCCACTGACCTTTACCTTTAAGGGCGTAAGCCGTAATGGCATCAAGCCTGGTACCCGTGTGCAATCCCTTGAGTCCGGCACGGTCTACATCCAGCGCCAAGGCAAATCAATCAACGAGTTCTTGTTCTCTGACACCCAGCTGACCTATGTAACGCAGCGTATCTCTTTGCTGTCTGGCCACTTGCTCAAGGCTCCAACCAGGATGGCTTTGCGTCGAGCCAACAGCACAGATGAGGGCGACCTGCTTTTAATGGTTAACGATACAGACGGCACCATAGCTGCGTTCTCTATTATGAGATCTCAGCAGATTACAGCGCCGTCAGAGTTCATAACCGATGGCCTGTTCAAGGATGTCAGCGTCGATGTGACCGACATCTATGCGGTGGTCAAGCGCACATTTAACAGCGTAGACCGTTTCTTTATTGAGCTCTTTAGCTTTGATAGGTTTACTGATTGTGCGTTTGTGGGAGGTGCCGCAGCCACTGCTACTAGCTTGCCACATGTTGCAAAAGCGCTGAACGTAATCTGTGATGGTGTGCCCCAAGGCAACGAGACAGTAAGCGGTGGTGGCTCTGTGACCTTTGATCGCGCCAGCACAACAAGCTACGAGGTCGGCCTGCCCTTCACGGTCTACGCCAAGACCATGCCTTCAGAGATCAAGCTGCAGACTGGCACTCGCATTGGCTTTAAGAAGCGGATTGTCGAGATCAATGCGCTGGTGGATAACACCCAGCACCTGGCATTGAACCAGAACCCTGTGCCCTTTCGCACATTTGATAACTTATTACTGGACTTGCCAGAGCCCACATTTACTGGCAGCAAGCGTGTCAATGGTGTGCTTGGCTACAGCCGCGAGGCGAGCATTGAAATATCACAGAGCTTGCCGCTCAAGATGACCTTGTTGGGTCTTGAGTACAAGATTGCTGTGAGTGGGGGGACCTAATGGCTGACAGTACTTACACCGACTTTGTTGACTTAGCAAAAACTGGGTTTGATATATTTCAATCTAGTGTTAACACAGCTGCTC